AAGATTATTGCGGCAGCTACATCATCATCAGCAATTCGTGGTAAATCAGTATCATTCCTCTATATCGACGAGACTGCATTCGTAGAAAATTGGGATCAGTTTTTCGCTTCTGTGTTCCCAACTATTTCGTCTGGTACAACAACTAAAATTCTACTAACCTCAACACCAAACGGACTCAATCATTTTTATAAAACATGTGAAGGTGCCAAAGCTGGTAAAAACGGTTATGAGTTCGTTCAGGTAATGTGGACTGATGTACCAGGACGAGATGATAAATGGCGAGAAGAAACACTCGCTGCGATGGACTTTGACACAGAGAAATTTGCACAGGAAATGGAGTGTGAGTTCCTCGGTTCATCAGGTACATTAATCGCTGGCTGGAAACTCAAGCAACTTGTATATAAAGAGTCTATCAAAGAAGTTGGTGGTATTGTAGTATATGAAGAACCAAAGCCCGAAGGTAACTATGTCATAGTTGTTGATGTAAGTAGAGGCAAAGGCCTTGATTACTCAGCTTTTCAAGTTATCGACATATCACAGATGCCATACGTACAGGTTGGTACATATCGTAATAATATGATCACACCCGTAGATTATGCTGCTGCTGTACACGCTGCAGCGAAATATTATAATGATGCTAATATACTTGTAGAAGTAAATGATATAGGAGAACAAGTAGCTCAGATTATATTTGAAGAATATGAATATGAGAATATGCTATTAACCGAAAACAATGGACGCGAAGGTAAGCGTCTATTATCTGGTGTAGCTGGATTTAACGGGAAGGCAGATAAAGGTATACGTACTACTAAATCTGTCAAATCAATAGGATGTTCGATGATCAAATTACTCGTAGAACAAAATCAATTGATCATCAATGACTTCGAGACTATTAGAGAGATGTCAACTTTTAGTCAGAAGGGAACATCATACGAAGCAGAACCAGGTAATCATGACGATTTAATGATGTGTCTAGTACTATTTGGTTGGCTATCGAATCAAAGATTTTTCAAAGAACTCACTGATATAAATACTGTTATCAATCTCAGAGAGATGAATGAAGAAAAAGTTTTTAGCGAGTTAGTTCCATTTGGAATGATAGATGATGGTCAGAACGATTTCGAGGATCCTAAACCGGTCACTACTCGAGGCAATGACTATAGTTGGTTACTTTGAAATATCGGTTATTATAAATAAAAGTACGATCTTACATAATTAAAATAATTTAGGGAGAACAAAAATATGCCTTTTCAATTAAGCCCAGGCGTTAATGTTACAGAGATCGATCTGACCACTGTAATCCCTGCCGTCGCCACTACTGACGCCGCAATTGCTGGTGTATTTAGGTGGGGACCGGTAGATAAGCCTACACTCGTAATTAGCGAGTCTGAACTTGCCAATGTATACGGAAAGCCTGACAGCAATAACGCTGAAACTTTCTTTACTGCTGCTAGTTTCCTCGCTTACTCAAACCGTTTGCATGTTTCACGCGCCCATCACTCAACAGGTGCTGCGCAAAGACTTAATGCAACCGCGACAAATGGTCAAGCTCATCTTGCAGTTCAAAGCGCTAGTGTAACTGTTATAGCAGGTCAAGCTGTATCACCAGTCATTGCTGGTATCGGTGATAACGTAACTGTAACTGATGTAGATAGCGCTACTATTACTGAGACAGTAACTGACACTGCTACCGACCTTACGCTAGCTGGTGTGTTTACAGTAAGTGGTACAAACGATCTGAAAGATAACGAAGCAGTTACAGTCGACTCAGCAAACACTTTGCCAAATGGTCTAGCTAACACCACCACTTATTTTATTAGAAGTTCTGGCGCATCTAGTTTTGAACTGGCTGCTACTGCTGGTGGATCAGTTATTACTTTCACTGACGCCGGTGACGGTGCATTGACTATAACACGCGAAAATCAAACTCGAATCACATTGTCTGAAAATTTCACAGGCGCTACTGGCTCAGCTGATTTTGAGTTCCACGATGACAAGTATTCATTTAACGCTGTTGCTAACACAGATGCTCTCGATACTGACGCACTGTTGTCACAACACATTGTAAAAAATGAAGAGCACTACGATGTTGGTGGTCAAACATATGATGCAAGCGTAAAGTTTGTTGCCAAATATCCTGGTAGCCTTGGTAATTCACTGAAAGTATCAGTGTGTGATTCAGCTACACAATATAACGGCACAGTAACATTGGGCAGCGGCATTGCAATATCTATTGACGTTGGTAATAAGACTGGTACGGTTACTGGAGCAGATGCTTCCGCTATCAATACTTTCATGAGCGCCTTTGTTGTTGGTGATTTGTTGAAAGTTGGTAACGTAACCGATGGTATTCAGTATCTTGAAATTGCTGATCTGCCTACCGCTGGTAGTACTAGTATTACACTGACGTTTAAGCAAAATCTTACAACTGCAGAAAATGTACGATTGGTTGCAGGCAATACTATCGAAAGATACTGGGGATATTGGGGACAAGTTGAAGCTGCACCTGGTCAATCTAACTATATGAAAGATCAAGGTAATACTGTAGCACAAGACGAAATCCACGTCATCGTAATCGATGAAGATGGTGATGTCTCAGGTGTACCAGGAACAATTCTTGAAGTATGGCAACGATTGTCACGAGCTACTGATGCTAGAGGCGAAGACGGTGCTGACATCTATTATAAGAATGTCATCAATCAATCTTCTAACTGGATCTGGTGGTCAAATACAATCGACGGTGTTGCTGAAAGATCAGCATTACTGACTGCATCTTCTGCGAGTGGTTCTACTCCTGTGACGATGTCATTTGGATTCGGTCGAGATATCGCAGCTGAAGGTTCTTCGACAATACAAGGCGACGTTATGCGAGCCTATGACAAGTTCAAGTCAGCTGAAGATTATGATATTTCACTTGTATTGGCCGGTAAGTCTTCTGGCGGTGTTCATGGCGAACAGCTAGCAAACTACATCATCGATAATATCTGTGAGCGACGTAAAGATTGCGTAGCATTTATATCTCCAGAGAAAAATGATGTTGTAGCAAATGCAACTGATATTACTGAAGATGTAGTTCAATTCCGCAATGTATTGCGATCTACTTCATACGCGGTACTAGATAGCGGTTACAAGTACATGTATGACAAATATAATGATATTTACCGATGGATTCCCATCAACGGTGATATTGCAGGTCTTTGTGCCAACACTGATGACACACGCGACCCATGGTATTCACCAGCTGGATTCAATAGAGGAAACATTAAGAATGTAGTGAAGCTCGCTTGGAACCCCAAGAAAGGTGAACGCGACATTCTATATAAGAATGGTGTTAACCCAATCGTTAACTTCCCTGGACAAGGTATTGTAATGTTCGGTGATAAGACGCTGCTTGCTAAGCCTTCAGCGTTCGATCGCATTAACGTACGTCGACTCTTCATTGTCCTTGAGAAAGCGATTGCAACTGCTGCTAAGTTTACTCTCTTCGAATTCAACGATGAATTCACACGAGCAAGCTTTGTCAACCTCGTCACTCCTTTCTTGAGAGATGTACAAGGTCGCCGCGGTGTAACCGACTTCGCTGTCATCTGTGATGAGACGAATAATACTGGTGAAGTAATTGATCGCAACGAGTTTATTGGTGACATCTACATTAAACCAGCTCGAAGCATCAACTTCATCCAACTCAACTTCGTCGCTGTACGCACTGGCGTAGAATTCTCCGAAGTTATTGGACAATTCTGATAAATAGGATAAATAAGAAAAATAACAGGAGAATAAAACATGGCATTTAGCGTACAGAACTTCAAGTCAGCAGCTCTCAGTCAGGGTGGGTATCGTCCCGCCCTGTTTGAAGTGCAAGTCACGACTTTGGGTGAAGAGTTTAATCTGCTGTGCATGTCATCTCAAGTACCTTCCTTTACGACTGGAATTATTGAAGTACCTTACTTCGGCCGTAAAGTGAAGATTGCTGGTGATAGAACATTTGCAGAGTGGACTACGACTGTAATGATCGAAGAAGACTTTAGTCAGCGCGCCGTACTCGAAGAGTGGGCACGTAAGGTAAATGACGGTCCATCAAACATTCGATCATACGGATCGCCTGAAGACTATAAAGAAGATGCTACTATCAAGCTTTATGGTAAGACTGGTTCTAAACTGCGTGAGTATACTCTCGTAGGTTGCTGGCCTTCAGATATTGGCACTATTGAATTGGATTGGAATACTACTGATACGATCGGTACTTACACGGTTACTTGGTCATTCGACTACTTCAACCCCGGTTCCTAATCCGGTCCGCCTTGACTAACGATAGAGGGGATATAAATAAACTTATATCCCCTTTATTTTCATCGGAGATAATGAATGGACCTTTTTGGATTTGAAATAAACAGGAAGAAGGAGCAAAAAGAAGCTGAAAAGCTAGTCTCTTTTGTTCCCCCTTCTAATGAAGACGGCGCGTTAACCGTTGCCGCGGGTGGTGTCTATGGCACCTACGTTGACCTTGATGGTTCAGTCCGAACCGAAGCAGAACTTGTCAATAAGTATCGAGCAATTTCGTTCGATCCTACTATTGATATGGCTATTCAAGAGATTTGTAACGAAGCAATCATTGAAGACAGCGATGAAGATACCGTCTCTATTGTATTAGATGATATAGAACAACCAGACAGAATCAAGAAAGTAATACAAGAAGAATTTAATAACGTTCTTCAACTACTTGAATTCAATCGTCTAAGTTACGAATTATTCCGACGTTGGTATGTAGACGGTCGTCTATATTACCATGTCCTCGTTGACGAGAAAAAACCTCAGAAAGGTATTCTCGAAATACGTTATGTTGATCCACGTAATATCAAGAAAGTGCGTGAAGTCAAAAAAGAGAAAGATCCCAAGACGGGTGTAACTATTGAGAAGGTAATAAACGAGTATTATATGTACTCGCCTGCTGGTTTCTTAAAGCGCACTGGTTCTTTAACTGGTTCTACAATGAATAGCTATGGCTCTTCAGGCTCAGCGTCAGCTGAAGGTGTAAAGATTGCGCGTGATGCCGTAGTTTATTGCACATCAGGTTATCAAAGCCTCGACAACAAACTCATTCTTTCTTACTTACAAAAAGCTATTCGACCACTCAATCAATTGCGTTCGTTAGAAGATTCACTAGTCATCTATCGTATCTCGCGAGCACCAGAGCGCCGAATCTTTTATGTAGATGTTGGTGGTTTGCCTAAAGCTAAAGCAGAACAATACCTCGCCGATATCATGACGAAATTTAAGAATAAGGTCGTCTATGATTCATCGACTGGTGAAATCAGAGATGATCGTAAGTTTATGACAATGCTCGAAGACTTCTGGCTTCCGCGCCGAGAAGGTGGACGTGGTACAGAAATCACTACACTACCTGGCGGCCAAAATCTAGGAGATATTGATGATGTTGTTTATTTCCAAAATAATCTATATCGTTCTCTCAATGTACCCATCTCTCGTCTACAACCAGAAACTAACTTTTCTCTTGGTCGTGCTACAGAGATTACTCGGGACGAGGTAAAATTTGGTAAGTTTATTACTCGTCTGCGTAATAAGTTCTCCGATTTATTCATGAAATTGCTAGAGCGCCAGCTTATACTCAAAGGTGTATGTACGACCGAAGATTGGACGGAGTGGAAACAACAGATTGATTTTAATTTTGCAATTGATAACTATTTTGAAGAACTTAAACTTGCTGAACTAAATCGCGACCGTGTTGGATTGGCAAGAGAAATGGAAGAGTACGTTGGTAAATACTATTCACACGAATATATGAGACGTTACGTACTTCAACATTCTGAAACTGAGATGGAAGAGATCGATAAGCAAATCGCTGCTGAGAAAACAGATGAAAGATATGTTGATCCTGAAGAATTAGAACAGGATGAACCAGAACAAGAAGAACCCACACCTTCACCCGCTGGCAAATCATTTAAGTTGGTGCCAGATGATGAGAAAGACGAAGACGCAGCATGAAGCCGTTTTCTTTATAAATAAAGGTGTAATATAATTGGAGACTTATTATGACAGATGTAACTGACTTTATTGGCGCTGCAGTAGCAGATAAGCCAGTCGCAGCACTCAAAGCTTTTTCTGCGGCCATGGAACCACGAATTTCAGATGCTTTAGATGCACGTTATTCTGAAGTATCAAATCAGGTGTTCAACCCACAAGTCGAAGCTGATGACGAAGCCGAAATGGAAGAGCTTGAAATGTCAGCAGAAGATCAAGTAGAGGTTGAAGAACCAGAAGCCGAATTAGAAACAGAAATGGAAGAACCACAAGATGTCTGACTTACTTAGTAACATTTTAGAAAAGTACAAGAAAGCGGGTACGCTCGACATCGATCGTTCTGGCGCAGACGGCAAAGAGAACGACTTTATCGGTAAGCATACTGATAATGTTGAAACCTTTGATGGTCCTGGCATGAAAGAGATCGATGCTGCTGTTGCCGCTGTTTCACACGCAAAGCGAGCACCACATCACGGCTACGAAGTAGATGGTGATGAAGATGTATACGAGTCTACTGATATGATATACGCTGACGATATTGAAGAGTTAGCTGGTATGGAATATGATGACGAAGATCTAATGCTCGAAGAAGATCAACTGCAAGAAGACGCTGGTTTCTTTATGAAGCTTATCGACGAAGTAGTCGAAGAGTTCTATAATGAAGAAGCTGACGAAGAAGAAAAGGCAATGCTCGACGAGATGCTTGCTACTGATGAAGGTTACATTGAGTTCGTTGACCTAATTTTTGAAGGAAAACTCGGTGATGCTGATGAAGGTGGTGATGAAGACGTCATTGATGACAGTCCCAAGCTGAAAGGCAAGAAGCAAAAAGGTGATGGTAAAGGCGAATCAGCTGATGGCAAAGATCAGACGGTCAAAGAAGATACCGAGCGGCATGCTGATGTTAAAATGGTTAAAGTAAAAACTCCTGAAGGAAAAGTTGTTTTTCGCAAGCAACGTGCTGAAACAGAAATAAGTAAAAGGAGTGAATAATGATTGTTAAACCTAAAGCGGCAGAAATAAGTCTAAGTACAGCTAACACTGTCGATTCTGCTTCTTGTGTGCGTATCTATAATGATACAGCTGGAGATATTCTGATTACTAATACAACTACATCAGGATCTTTTACTCTTCCAGGTGGTGCTATTACCTTTGTAGATAAAGCACCTACAGATACACTGACCGCTGGTTCTGCAGTCAAAGCAGTTAGCGTCGCATTCAATATCTCGTAAGGACAAGACATGAAACTTATTACAGAAATAACTGAATCAGTCAAAGTATTAACAGAAGAGAATGCTGACGGTAAAAAAAGTTTGTTCATCGAAGGTATTTTTCTTCAAGGCAATATTCCAAATCGTAACGGCAGACGTTATAACGCTGACATCCTTGAGAAGGAAGTTGGTCGTTACGTAAACGAAAGCGTATCAAAGGGTCGAGCTTATGGCGAGCTCGGTCATCCTGACGGTCCCTCTATAAATCTTGACCGTGTATCTCATATTATTACCGAACTACGTCGCGAAGGTGACAACTTTATCGGTAAAGCCAAAATTTCTTCTACACCGATGGGTAAAATCGTCGAAGGTCTTCTTTCCGACGGTGCACAACTTGGTGTATCATCTAGAGGAATGGGTACTCTAAAGGAAGGAAAAGACGGTGTGATGGAAGTTCAAGAAGATTTTTATCTCGCGACTGCCGCTGACATCGTTGCTGATCCCTCTGCGCCCGACGCATTTGTAAATGGTATCATGGAAGGTGTCGAATGGGTGTGGGATCAAGGTAAAGCTGTAGCAATGCGAGTAGAAGAAATCGAGCGTGAAGCTCAAAAAGCTGTTCGTAACAAGCAATTGAGCGAGCAAGCAAAGCTGCACATGTTTGAAAAATTTCTCAATGAGATTTCAAAAGTTTAATTTATATAAATACTAAACACTAGTAAAATAATCTAGGGAGATATATCTAATGTCTGAAGAAAATCAAGTTGAAGTTGAAGAGGCAGTAGATGTAGTTGAGCAAGAGGAATCTCTTGAAGAAGCTTCATCCGCCGCAGCTGATACTTTAAAGCCTTCAGCGACCAAAACTCAGATGCTCGGTGATCTGATGTCTAAAGTTGCTGGCATGACCAAGCAGGATCTTTCTGCTTTCCTCGATAAGACTCTTGCCCAAGTTGGTAAAGAGGCTGATTCGGTTCCTGACACGTCTGGTAAGAACAAAGCAAGTGTTGCAACTTCTGGTGCAGGTACGCCTTCTCCTCGTGTTGCTGTTCCCGCTAAGGCAATGAAGGAAGATATGGACGAGCTTCTTGCTAATCAAGAAGATTTGTCAGAAGATTTCAAAGCAAAAGCTGGTACTCTTTTTGAAGCCGCTGTTCAAAATCGTGTGATTCTTGAAGTAGCACGCCTCGAAGAAGAAGCCGAGCAAAAGCTTGAAGAGCAAATTACTCAGTCTATTGACGAGTTGCATCAACAAGTAGAACAGTATATGGACTACGTTGTTGAACAGTGGATGCAAGAAAACGAAGTGGCTGTTGAGTCTAACTTCCGTGTTCAAGCAACCGAGCAATTCATCGACGGTCTGAAAAGCCTTTTTGCAGAGAGCTACGTAGAAGTTCCTGAAGAAAAGGTTGATCTCATCGCTGACCTTCAAACGTCAGTCGCTGAGCTCGAAGAGTCATTGGAATCAGTACAGGCCGAAAACCTGAAGCTGAATGCTATGATTAGTGAAGCAAGCGTTGAAGCTGCCTTCGAAGAGGTATCTGAAGATCTGGTCGAAACGCAAGTTGAAAAGCTTCGCTCATTAGCCGAAGGTATCGAATATGCCGACGCTGAAGAGTATGCAGAAAAACTGAAGATCATTAAGGAACAGTATTTCACTGAGTCTAAGCAAGAAAACGAAGGACATACTGGTCTAATTGATGAAGAAGTTTCTGTTGGTTCTAATGATGAGTCTGAAGAGGGACAACCTCAAGTTATTCCCGAAGAGATGCAGCATTATTTCCAAGCAATTTCTAGAACGCATAGAAGTTAACTTTTTTATAAATAGATAAGTATATCCAAAATAATAAACAGGAGTAACACTAACATGAATTTAAATGAACAAATTCGCAACAAGTGGGCACCAGTGATCTCTCACCCTGATCTTCCTGAAATCGCTGATTCCCACAAGAAAATGGTTACGGCCATGGTCCTCGAGAACACGGAGAAAGCTCTTCGTGAAGCAGCGGCCCAAGGCGCTAGTCAACAACTTCTTTCTGAAGCACCTTCTAACACCATCGGTGACAACTTCGGCGGCCAGTTCGCTGGTTTCGATCCGATCCTCATCAGCCTTGTTCGTCGTACTCTGCCGAACCTGATGGCTTATGATGTATGTGGCGTTCAGCCTATGACTGGACCGACTGGTTTGATCTTCGCTCTTAGCGCTCAGTACGCTCCGGATGGTGCTAACACCACTCCTCGTACCGAAGCTATGTACGACGAAGCCGACACCGACTTCTCTGGTACTGGCACCCATTCTGGTAACTCTCAGACTGGTGGCAAAGGTACTGGTATGACCACTTCCGCTGCTGAATCACTTGGCGAATCCGGTGGTACTGCATTCGGTGAGATGGCGATGAAGATCGACAAAGTTACTGTAACTGCTAAGTCACGTGCATTGAAGGCGGATTACTCGCTTGAACTTGCTCAAGACTTGAAAGCAGTACACGGTCTTGACGCTGAAGCTGAACTTAGCAACATCCTTGCTGCTGAGATCTTGGCTGAAATCAACCGCGAAGTAATTCGTACGATCAACCTTGCAGCTGTAGCTGGTTCACAAGGCACCGTATCTTCTAACGGTACTTTTGACCTTGACGTTGATGCTTCTGGTCGTTGGTCAGTTGAGAAGTTCAAGGGCCTAATGTTCCACATCGAGCGCGAAGCTAACAAAGTAGCTAAGGACACTCGACGTGGTAAGGCTAACCTGATCATCTGTTCTTCTGACGTTGCATCTGCACTTCAGATGGCTGGTGTTCTGGATTACACGCCTGCTCTGAACGGCAACTCTTTGGCAGTAGACGACACTGGTAACACCTTCGCTGGTGTACTGAACGGTCGGTATCGCGTATACATCGATCCTTACGCAACTACTAACTACATGAACATCGGCTACAAAGGTGCAGGCGCATTTGACGCTGGCATCTTCTACTGCCCTTATGTTCCTCTGCAGATGGTACGTGCTGTCGATCAGGATACTTTCCAGCCGAAGATTGGCTTCAAGACTCGTTACGGTCTTGTTGAGAATCCTTTTGCTCACTCAGTACAAGGTACTCCTGCTGTATCTGACGGTGCAATCACCAACGGTACCAACGCATACTATCGTATGTCTACGGTCAGCAACCTGTTGTAATAAAAAGAATCCCAAAAGGGACACTTTTAAGGGAGCTCCGGCTCCCTTTTTTTATAAATAATATACGCTCAATATGAGCGCAACAAGGAGAAAATATATGGACCTTCAACTTCCACTTATCGGAAAACTTCACGTCCCCTCACTACTCCTCGGAGGTGGAGTGGTCTTGCTATTGGCACTTTTGTTGTAATCTAATCATGAGCGAGGAGGCTTCGGCCTCCTTTTTTTATGTACATAAATAGTATAAACAGGTTATAATAGGTCTTACCATGACTATGAATAAAAATATGCTGTCTCCAGTTGGTTTCAGCTTCCACGTAAAGAAACTACCTGAATTAAACTTTTTTGTTCAGAGTGTTACTGTGCCTGGTGTAACGTTGCCTATCTTTGAACAACCCAACCCGTTTAAAGCAATACCACGTATCGGTGATCATTTACAGTATGGTGAATTGCTAGTGAATTTTAAAGTCAACGAGGACATGGGAAACTATGTGCAAATATACAATTGGCTATTAGGTATTGGTTTTCCTGATTCTTTTACTCAATATAAAGAAGTAGCAGAAGAAGCAAAGCAACTTACAGGTGATGGTATTGAATCTGATGCATATATGATGGTTATGTCTAGTGCTATGAATCCTATTATGCGTATTGACTTTGAAGATGTTTTTCCTACAGCGCTTGGAGATATTACCATGGATTCTCGCGATACAGGCATTGAATACCTCGATACGACTGCTACTTTTAAATTCCTCAAATATACATTTACTCCCGTATAATTTTGTAGTATAATAGTTCTTTTGCAGGATATATTATGACTCTTGATGAAATCTTTGACTTGTGGTCTGACGATACACAAATTGATCGTACTGAACTTGGTAATGCAGCTCTCGAACTTGCAAAGCTACATCATAAGTACTATCGTATATTCTCTCAAGAAAGACTCTTACACAAAAAACTTGAAGCTGATATGAAACAATTGAAGCTTGATAAGTATGAGTTTTTCGTAGATGGTCCAACAGAAGAACATATTGCAAAAGGTTGGAAGCTACCACCAAAAGGTCGTATTCTTAAATCAGATGCTGGTCAATATGTCGATGCAGACTCTGACATCATCGCACTTAATCTTAAGCTTGCATATCAACAAGAAAAGCTAGAACTCCTGGCAGATATTATCAAAACAATTTCTAATCGTGGATTTCATATTAAATCAGCAATTGAATGGGAAAAGTGGAAGATGGGCGGATGAGGATAGTTGTGACTGGAGCCTGTGGTTATATAGGCTCACATCTTGTAGTACGACTTGCCGAGTTAGGTCACAAAGTCATATCTGTTACAAATAACTTTACAGAAAATTATGAGCTGGTTAAAAAACATTCTTATGTTGTAAGAATGAATAATAACCAAGAACATGATATGTATCTTGATCAATCAGATACACTCATACATCTCGGCGGGTTTATATCAGTAGAAGAATCAATGTCAGAGCCTCTTAAGTATTATCAAGGAAATACTTCTGAGACTATTAGATTATTGAAAGAATACAAATGGGATAATGTTATCTTCGCCTCAACGGCAGCATGCTTTGATCCAATATCTCATTATGCCAAATCAAAGCTCGCATGTGAGTGGACAATTAGAGCGATAGTTCCTAACTATACTATTTTTCGTTTCTTTAATGTGGCTGGTATTAATGAAGGTCATTACTATGTCAATCCTACCACACATATCATCAGCAAGCTTGCTGAATGCGCCGTCAATAAAACAAAGTTTATCATGAATGGCTATGACTTTGATACACCTGATAGGACATGTGTACGAGACTACGTAGATGTTAACGACCTAGTAGAAGCAATTGTGAAGGCCATAAATAAACCTGCCAACACTGAATATGAATGTCTAGGTCAAGCGATAGGTTATTCAAACAAAGCAGTGTTACATACAATGGAATCAGTGATCGGAAAACATATCGACTTTGATTATGGTCCGCGTAGAGATGGTGATGCAGCGCGCCTCGTTGTTCCTGAAGTTTCACAATATTTAGATCCACAAAAAACATTGTGGGATATGTGCAAGTCGACTTATGGATATTTTAAGAATCTCAAAAATCAATGAGGTGTACAATAAGGTAGCCACTGATGATCGTGGCATTGCCGAAGAACTGTCTGCGTATTTTACGTTTAAAGTTCCTGGTTTCCAGTTTATGCCAGCCTATCGAAACCGTTACTGGGATGGTCAGATCCGTCTATACAATACATCAACTCAGATGTTATACTCTGGTCTAAATAATTATGTTGTTATGTTTTCCAAAGAACGTGGTTATAAAGTAGAGTTCGAGTACGATAACAGCGCTGAAAACTATTCTGTAGCAGAAGCGAAGAAGTTTGTTGAAGAAGAAAAGTTTACGATGATACCCCGAGACTATCAACTTGAGGCATATGTAGACGCAATACGATATAAGCGTGGTCTATTCATCTCACCCACAGCTTCTGGTAAGTCCTTCATCATCTATATGATCATGCGTAGGTTACTACGACAGACACTTATTATTGTACCTACGACTACACTGGTACATCAGATGTACTCTGATTTCGAAGAGTATGGATTCAACAGCGAGAAATATTGTCATAAGATATTCAGCGGTAAAGACAAGAACACAGACAAACCAGTAGTCATCACAACATGGCAGTCGATTTATAAGTTACGTAAAGATTGGTTTAAGAAGTTTGATGTCGTGATTGGTGACGAAGCACACCTCTTCAAAGCCAAATCACTGACTTCTATCTTAGAAAAGATGGAAGATACAGAGTATCGTTTTGGTTTTACTGGTACATTAGATGGTACACAGACACATAAGCTTGTGCTCGAAGGTTTGTTTGGTCCTGCACAGAAAGTCATATCAACGAAAGAGTTGATGGATAGCGGTACATTGGCAGAGTTTAAGATCAAAATACTGGCTATGAAGTATCATGACGAGATACGTAAAATAGTATCGAAGATGGACTATCAAGCCGAAATGGATTTTCTTGTATCGCATGAAGGCAGAAATAAGTTTATCAAAAACCTTGCTCTTTCTTTAGAAGGGAATACATTATTATTATTTCAATATGTTGAGAAACATGGTAAGATACTGGAAGAGATGATAAGAGAAGAAGCTGGCGATCGTAAGGTATTCTTCATACATGGTGGTGTCAAAGGCGAAGAACGTGATGACATTCGTGGTATCGTAGAGAAAGAGAATGACGCAATTATAGTAGCATCATACGGTACCTTTTCAACAGGGGTAAATATTAAGAATCTTCACTCAATTATTTTTGCAAGTCCATCGAAGTCGAAGATACGTAATCTTCAATCGATAGGAAGAGGACTGAGAAAATCAAATACAAAAGATTCAGCAGTACTATATGATATTGCTGATGATCTTTCATGGAAATCCACATCAAACTTCACACTAAAACATTTGATGGAAAGAGTTAAGATATATGATGAAGAGAAGTTTGACTACAAATTGTATAGCATAGGATTGGACTAATGCACGTAGTCGTAAAATTAAAAAGTGGTGAAGAGTTATTTGGTAAGATGTTAATTAAAAACGAGAACAGCATTGATCTAGATGATGCAATGAGAATGAGATACCATATCTCAGAAGAGAATGGCGCGCCAGTCATGTACTTTACTAAGTATTGTATCTTTACAAAATCGTTTGAAGTCTCGATACCAAATGAATGTATTATGCATATATTTAAAGACCCAGTTGATTCTCTCATAGATTTTTATGAGAAGGAATTATTTGACTGCAAAATGAGTTATAATAATGATATCGAGGAAGAAAAACCTCGGCGTCATAAAAAGAAAACTCGCTTAAACGACGAAAAGTTTTATGCGATGCTCGAAAAATTAAAAGGTGATCATGAGGTACACTGATGGCAAACTATATCAACAACAAAGAGTTCTATGCTCTGTTACAACAATTCAAAGCCAATTGCGCTGATGCAGAAAAAGCAGGTCAGCCAGCACCACGAGTGCCAGAAGATATCGGCAAATGCTTTATGATGATCGCTACCAAGTTAGCAACAAAAGCTAACTTCTCTGGATACACATATAAAGATGAGATGATCTGTGATGCCCTTGAAAATTGTGTAGTAGCAGTACACAGCTTTAATCCAGAAAAATCCAAGAATCCATTTGCATACTTCACACAAATTATTTGGTATGCATTCCTACGACGTATCGAAAAAGAGAAGAAGCAAACATACGTCAAATACAAATCAC